AATACAACTGGCCTTGTGACTTACAAGGGCGCTACAGACCCGACCTATGAAGGTGCGTTCAAGAACCTCATAAATCCTTATGTCAGTGATGATGATGGAGGCACTGTTGAGCCAGAAGTAGCAAGAGTTGCGGCTATAGAGCCTGAGCCAGAAAAGTCTATGATTGAGCAAGATTACCGCTATCCGGCTGGGGGTTTTTATCCAAGAGAAGGACGCTTTTTGCGGCGTGGCTTACTGGATGTTGCGCCAATGAGTTATGGCGGTTTGCTGGCTGGGTACGACCCAACGCAGTTTGGCGCAATGAACGTAGGGTTTAGACAGCCTACAGATGTCAGCTTGTTCCAAGACCCGTATGATGTTTCAGGATACTCATTGATATGAACGAAGGTAAAGTCAGGGAAAGCATGGAGCGCGGCGAGAAAGCGGCGGCGTTGTTACGAAATGAATTATTACAGGAGGCATTTAGCCAACTTGAAACAGACTTTATACAGGCGTGGAAGGCGAGTTCTGTGGAAGATTCACAGAATCGTGAACGGTTGTATATGTTATGTCAGAACTTGTCAGCCCTCAGAGGATATCTCGAAGGGGTGGTCACGGATGGCAAACTGGCAAAAGCGCAACTAGATGAGTTGCAAAACCGCATAAAATTTGAGAAAAGGTAGTTAGTTATGTCCAATACCTCGCAAGAGACTGGAAATTTATCAATTAACGAAGCAATGAACAGCCTATTAGCAACTCCACCCGTTACGGACACGGAAAGCGAAGGGCGGCTAGAGCGGGAAGAAAATACCGCTCAACCGATGGAGGCAGAGGCCGAAGTCATCGAAGAGGATACTCTTGAAGAAGAACCCTCACTCGATGAATATGAGGATGATGCTGATGAAGTCGAAGAACTTGATGAAGATGATAGTTCTGAAGAGTTTGAAGAAGAACCTGTCTACACAGTAGCCATTGACGGCGAAGAAACACAGGTCACCCTCGAAGAACTCCAGAAGGGTTATTCTCGACAGCAAGTTTACACAAAGCGCAGTCAAGAACTCGCTGAACAACGGAAGGCGTTTGAAGCTGAAGCGCAACAGGTTGCTCAGATGAGGGATGTCTACGCCCAGCAACTTGAACAGTTGTCTCAGTATAACCAGCAGATACTCGGCGATGCCGAACCTGACTGGGATGCTTTGTCAAAAGAGTACTCTGCTGAGGATTTGTTCCTGTACAAGACAAAACTTGACCAGCAAAAAGAACAGGCTCGTCAGGTGGAAGCAGAGAGACAGGCAATCGCTCAACAGCAGGCTCAGGAGCAACAGGTACAGATGCAGAAGCATCTTGCCGCACAGAGGGAAGAAATGCTGAACCGCATCCCTAAGTGGCGTGATGAGGATATTCGCACAAGTGAGCGCGAACAAGTCATCAAATACGCTCAACAGAGTGTAGGATTTTCGCCACAGGAGATAGCCAACGCATCTGATGCACGGGCTATCGAATTGCTTTATAAGGCGTGGCAATGGGACAATCTTCAGTCGAAGAAACCCGCCGCGAAGAAGAAAGCAAGCCAAGCTCCGAAGATGGCTAAAGCTGGACAACCTAAGACAAAGGCTCAAGTCGCAAGTCGTCAAAAACAGCAATCCTTAAAGAGGCTCAATAATGAGCGTTCTGTGGATGCCGCTGTTAATTACTTAATGGGTAACTAGCTAATAGAAGGAACTTGAAAAATGGCTACACATACCACGCAAACCGCCGTTGGCGAACGCGAAGATTTGGCCGATGTAATCTACCGCATCGACCCTGATGAAACCCCAATCTTTTCTGCCCTGAAGAAAGAAACCTCAAACGGTATCTTTACTGAATGGCAGGTACAAGAGTTAGCCGCCGCATCTGGCACTAACTACGTCAATGAAGGGGCAAATGCTACATTTGCTACTCCAACAGCGACTGCACGTTTTGGTAACTACCACCAGATTTCAGTCAAAGACGTAGCGGTTTCCGGAACACTGGAAGCTGTTGACAAGGCAGGCCGTGACCGTGAAATGGCTTACCAGCGCGTTCTGAAGTCTCTGGAACTGCGCCGCGACATCGAAAAGTCAATCGGTGACACAGACGTAGCCCGTGACGGTTCAGACCCTCGTAAGTCAGCATCACTGACTTGCTGGATGACAAACGGCTCAGTTGGTGCTGGTGGTTCATTCGCAACTGGCGATGGCACAGACACCATTACTGGCGGTACTGCCCGTGCGCTGACACTTGCTCTTATCGAAGATGGGATGCAGGATGCTTGGGAAGATGGCGGTTCACCAAAGATGCTGGTGGCTTCTGCAACCAACCGTGCGAACTTCTCAGACCTGTCAGCTACTGGCAATCTGGTGTCTAACGATGTCAACATGACACAGGCGAAGGCAACAACTTACGTTGGCTCAACCTCTGTTTATCTGACAGACTTCGGCACACTGGACGTTGCTCCATCACGCTTCATGGGCAATGACCGGATGTTCCTGATTGACCCAGACTTCGCATCACTATGCACCCTGAAAGGGCGTAACTTCTCAGAGAAGGAAATCGCCGCAACAGGTGACGCAGACAAGATGCAGTTGATTACTGAGTGGTCATTGAAGGTGCAAGCACCAAAGGCACACGCAGTAGTTTACGACCTGAACGGCTCGTAAATATCGAAACAGTAGAGAGGGGCAGGCAACTGCCCTTCTCACCTTTCAGGGGGTACTATGGACAGAATTATTAAGACAGACCCGATTGCTGGCACTCAGATAAAAATGAAGCAGGGGCGCTATGGCGACACTGTTATTGAGCAAAGCCAGACATTCGACAATCTTTTGAAGATTAATAAGCACATGGCTGACGATTGGCGCTATGGGCAAATGACAGGCACACAGAAGCACATGGCTCATGTGGCGGAAATACCGAATGTGCTGTATAATGAGCTGGTGCAGAAGTTCGGCAAGCCTGCTGATAATCCGAAGGCTTGGAAGCAGTGGCTGAACAGCAACGAAAACAGAGTGTTTAGAACAGGCGGCGGTCACTTATGAGCATCGGGAATTACGCAGAATTGCAGACAGCGGTTGCCAACTTTATGGCACGGTCTGATTTAACTAGTCAGATACCTGACTTCATCACAATGGCTGAATCTCGCATGAGCCGTGAGCTGGAGACACGCGAACAGGAAAAGCGCTCTCAGGCCACACTGACTGCTGGCGATGAGTATATTCTGCTTCCCAACGATTTCCGTGAAGTGCGCGAGGTAAAGATAAACGCATCACCGACACGGGTTCTGAGCTATTACAGCCCGTCAGCGCTAGACAGTATGTATTCCTCAAATGGGCAGGGTATGCCGGAGGGTTACAGCATTGTCGGGCTGGAGATGAAGCTACGGCCTATTCCTGATTCTGCTTATACATCCGAGATTGTTTACATTGGCTCATTGCCAAACATTAGCGCAGTGACCACCCCCACCCTGTTTATCAGAAGCCCCGATTTGTATTTGTACGGTGCGCTGGCAGAGGGGTATGCGTATCTGCTGGATGAGGCGAGAGCCGCGCAGTATGACCAGAAGTTCACCCGCATCCTCGAAGAGATAAAGGTGGACGAGCAGAGAAGCCATTACGGCACAGGTTCTCTGACCATTAAATCAGCCTATTCACAGGCAAATGCAGTAGCGGAGAGATAACTATGTCTGCAATGAGCGATTACTTAGAGAACGAAATTCTCGACCACATCTTAGGCACTGGCGCTTACACCATGCCAACAACAGTATATGTCGGCCTGTCTACAGGCTCTTTTAACGATGACAACTCCGGCACAGAGCTTTCCGGCTCAGGCTATGCCCGTCAGAGCATTGCATTTGGTGCGGCGGCCTCTGGTACAGCCAGCAACAGCGGTGCGGTAGACTTTCCAGCCGCCACTGGCTCATGGGGTACTGTCAGCCACTTCGGTATTTTTGACGCAAGCACAGGCGGCAACCTGCTTATTCACGGCGCACTGACCGCATCAAAGGCGGTTGATACTGGTGACATTCTTCGTATTGCTACAGGCGATATGGACATCACAGCCGCTTAAAGGGCTAGATAATGGCGAAGGTAGACCAGTTAGATGCTTGGGGTACAGTCGATAGCTTAGATGCCTATGGCACGGTAGATAACCTAGACAACCTCGTAATGCACGAAGCCGCCTCAGCAGTGAGCGCGGCTTTAACTGCGTCTGCGTCCCTGACAGTCGATAAGCTACACGAAGCGCAAGCCTCTGTGTCTGTTGCAGTTACCGCTACATCTGCATCCGGCAAGATTATGGAGATTGCGGCATCTGTGACGGCTGTTAATACAGTCACCGCTGTCTTTGCTAAGGTGAAGCCGTTTGAGGCGCTGGTAAATGTTGCCAATACAGCGACAGCCACGCCAACAATCTTTAGGCAGGTTGAAACAGCCGTTTCTGCGGCGGTTACAGCCTCGTCAGGCGCAGAGGCTACCTATGCCGCTAGTGCTACACCGCAGATAGCTGTAACGCACTTCAGCGCCTTCTCAGGCACGTTTGTGACGGGCGGTAATGTTAGAGTAACTATTACGCCAGTAGTTACTATGAAGGTGATAGGTGATGATTGGACATTTGTGCCGCAGGGTACAGAGGTTTGGTCAGATATCAGCGTTGGAACAGAAGTCTGGACAGTGCCGACAGTTGGCACAGAAACATGGGTGAACGTATGATACCTTTTGGGGAGTGGCTACCTGACCAGCCAGACCACATGAATCAGGGCTTGACTACAGCCACCAACGTGATACCTGCGGCTGGTGGTTATCGCGCTATGAAAAGCACCGTAGCTATCAGCAATGCGGCAGATGACAGGATTCGCGGCATCTTCTCTGTGAAAAATGACGGCGGTGATGTGACGCTGTTTGCTGGTGATGCAGGCAAGCTGTATACCTTCAACACAGGCACAAGCAATCTGGATGACGTTAGCAAGTCCGGCGGATATTCGCTGACTGGCGCAGAACGCTGGCGGTTTGTGCAGTTCGGTGACACAGCCATTGCCGCAGGCGGTGTGGGCGAGACATTGCAGTATTGGGATGTGAACTCATCAACAGCATGGGCTGACCTGTCAGGCGCTCCAAAGGCTGACTTTGTGGCTGTTGTGCGTGATTTCGTATGGACTGCCAACATTGATGAAGGCTCAGGCCGGAAGCCTATGCGGGTAAAGTGGTCAGGCTTTAGCAATGCTACTAGCTGGACATCTGGCACAGACCAGTCTGACTTTCAGGACTTGCCGGACGCTGGGCAGATTACTGGCCTAGTTGGCGGTGAATATGCGACCATCCTGTGTGAGAGAGCTATCTTCCGCGCCACCTATACTGGTTTGCCTCTGGTGTTCCAGTTCGACAAGGTTGAGAGTGTGCGCGGCTGTAGACTGGCTGGGTCTGTGTGTAACTACGGGCATCTGACATTCTTCTTGGCTGACAACGGCTTTC